GGAAGCATTAGACTTACAAATTGGAGATACTTTAGAATATACACACGTATCCCAAGATAGATTTATAATGAAAAAGGTATCACAATGACTGAAGTAGTGATTCGTAATAAAGAAATGTTGGATGTGCTTAATAGTTTCTCTGAAGAGATGCTATCTAAGCCATCATACAACGATGAGAAGTATTGGACGTATAGAATCCCCGAAGATATCGAAATGGGAGAATTCTTTTGCTCCGAGGAATACTTAAAAGAATGTTTAAGTAGAGAAGAACTAGTAGGGGCGCCAGATAGATACTTCGCTCAACCTATTTCTAATATGGTTCGTAAAGACCCTGAATTATGGGAAGATTTTATGCAGAAAGTGAAGTACGATTTCGCTTCAGAAATCGGTGCGCATACTTCTGCTTTACTATCATACTATCCTCCAGGAGGCTATGTTGGTTGGCATACTAATTATGATGCCAGTGCGTACCAAGTGTTGTTTACTTGGTCAGAAAACGGTGACGGCTATTTTCGATACTATGATAAAGAAAGAGATGAAATAGTTACTATTGAAGACGTTCCAGGATGGCAGTGTCGCCATTACTATTTCGGAGCAGAGAATGAAAAAGATCTTCACTGTTGGCATTCTGCTTATAATGGAAGTGGTCAGAGAATTACGCTTGCGTATAAATTTGTGAATAATGGTAGCGTGAATAACCCAGAAGATGTTCAGGCTAGACTCCTGAGAGATTTATTAATTGAAGATATTGAGAGTGAATAGTATGGGATATATTGTTGTTGGGTCTAAGCAATGCGCTTATTGTAAGAGCGCAGTAACCCTATTGGAAAATAAAGCATTAAACTACAAATACGTGGATATGCAAGAGCTAACTCATGCCGAGTATAATGAATTACTCGATGTCGCTAAAGTACCATTTAGGACTGTCCCGCAAATCTTTTATAAAGATATTGATGGGGTTATGAGTTATATTGGTGGATTTACTGATTTACAAGCTACGTTTTAAGGAGAACTATATGATGAACACACTTACACCTGAAGATAAAAAACGTTTACATGGCGCGATCAAAGAGTTATCTGATTCTATGACTCGAGTTGACGCAGAGAAAGATCTCCAACGAGATATTATTCAAACAACCTTTGAGACTCTAGGAGTCGATAAGAAAAAGATTCGCAAACTGGCTAATATCTACCACAAACAAAATGCGGTAGAAGTTAGAACTGAAGCTGAAGACGTGTTTGAATTATATGAGGAGATCTTCCAAAATGACGAAGCGTAATAATACTGTTGACACAGACCACGATTATCCCGAAGTAGACGCTTATATTATCCCACTAAAGCATGAAACTGTGGAAGAATATAAGTTATGGTCAACTATGAATGATGAGCTAAAGACGTATAACGTAGATGACTATGTTGCTCCGGAAACTCCTGATTACAAGTATAACGAAGCAGAACTAATCGCTGAGTTGAAGCGTTATGTTGATGCTACCTATGACGAGCATTATTCTCACGGTAAGATTCAAGCAACCGAAGAGATTATTGATGACGGATGGGGCGAAGGTTTCTGTATCGGTAATGCTAAGAAATACTTGAAGCGTTACGGTAAGAAAGGCGAAACTCCTGCTGAATGGCGAAAAGATCTAATTAAAGTCCTACACTATGGGTTAATAATGTTGTATGTACACGACCAAAAGTACGGTACTAAATAACTGTTTTAACCGATAGGAAGCATGATGTTACTACTAACAAACGGCTGTAGTTTTGTTTGGGGAGACGAACTAGATGGGTGGGATAATGAACCACCCACTCATTGGCCATTAACATTCACCCACCTATTATCCGAAAAAATGGGTTGCGAGTACGTTAATCTAGGTACATGTGGTGGCGGTAATGATAAAATATTCCGAGACACTATAAATTACCTAATTGACCCTAATAAAGAAACCCCTACTCATATGGTTTTAATTTGGTCTGCTTTCCAAAGGGCAGAAGTTGTAGAATATATACCAGATCATTATATGGTAGAAAATAATATAAAACGTTGGGACGATTGTACTCAGTTTTCTCCTATGAGAAACGGTAACATATATTCTAAGGATAAGCGATTAACTTTTAAGAAGTATAATGATGAAGCTTATGATTCTAGAACTGATATTTTGCATACCATTTCTAAAATGCAAGCAATTCAAATAATATGTGATAACTTAGGGATTAAGCTTATTCAAGGGGCTTTTCATCATAGAATGTGGGTTAATATTATGGCAGTGCTTCAAGATCTTAATGATAAAGATTCTTACGACCCTGATAGAGTAATACCAGAATTAACTCAATATAAAGAAAAACTAACTTGGATGATCAGCACTCTACCGAGAACGTCAAGGGTTGGTTTGGGTACAAGGTTTAAAGATCTATACTCAATGGCCAAATCTCTAGGTGATATAAAAGAATATGGTCATCCTGGAGAAAAAACTCAGGAAGTTTTTGCTGACATGTTATACGAAATGTTCACCAAGGAACTTAATTAATATAAATAATCGTATGAAAACATTTAATCAATTTTTACAGGAAGGTGTCAACGACCCTTCCATTTTTAAAGCAGTTTTCCTAGCAGGTGGACCAGGAAGTGGTAAATCATTTGTTGTAGGTAAAACAGCTTTAACTGCGCTCGGCTTTAAGGTAGTGAACTCTGACGACGCTTTCGAAAATGCTATGAAGAAAGCTGGTATGGAAATGGACCCAGAGAATATCTTTTCTGTTAAAGGTCAAGAGTTGCGGGGACAAGCAAAGGCTCTAACTGGTAGAAAACTTGAGATGTACATTAAGGGGCGTCTTGGCTTAGTCATTGACGGTACTGGTAAGAACTTTGAAAAGATCTCGAAACAAAAAGCTAAACTCGAAGAGTTGGGTTATGAGTGTGCTATGATCTTTGTCAACACAGATAAAGAAACTGCCCTTGCTCGTAACCGTAAACGCGCTCGTTCATTACCAGATGACCAAGTGGTTGCTATGTGGAATGAAGTCCAAGGTAATATCGGAAAGTTCCAGCAAACGTTTAAGCAAAACTTAATTGTAGTTGATAACTCTGACGGAAGTGATGCTGACCAGCAGACAATTCGCGCATATCGTGAAGTTTCTAAGTGGGCTAAACATCCACCTAAAAACGGTAAAGCCCAGAAATGGATTCGCTCACAAAAGAAAAAATAAAAGAACATTATATACAGAAAGGTTGGGTTCATATAAGTTCTTATCACAACATCCCTGATTCAGATAAAGTTATGGATCAGGGAATTCCTCTAAGACAAAATTATTATCTCTATTCTAATTGGTTAGGTATCTCTTGCGCTTCTAGATTTTCTAGTGTATTAGCGAAGGCATATACAAGTCAAAAAATGTACGACCTTTCTCGTTTATTGATAGGCGAAAACGTTAATTTGTTCAACGATCAAATCGTTATAAAAATGCCTAACGACTCTATGACATTCGAACCTCACTACGATAACCTATATGGTCCAAACAAAGATAATAAAGTTCATACAGTAAATTGTTGTTGGATACTTAGCGATTACGATAAGACCAACGGTACGCTAGAAGTACAAAACCGAGATAACGGTAAATGGGTAACATTATATCCCAAGAAAGGTGATATTGTAGCTATATGTGGCGATACTTATCATAGGAGCGGAGAGAATAAAGGGGAAGAACCTAGAGGGCTGTACGCTTGCGTGTATACAGAATCTCCCATTTACTTAGAAAATTTTTACTACCAGTCATTCTACAAAGTATGTATGGTCGGCATGCCAACGAGCAAAGAAACTAAAGAAATTTAGTAAAAAGTGTTTACTTTTGTTTTGATATCAACTATACTAGGCTTGTAAATTGGTTGAGGAATAAAAAATGCTTAGAATTATTACTGCCCTAATCCTTCTCTTGGGAATCCAGATTCCTGATGAAGCTCCTATGATTACTATTTTGATATATGTACCTCTAATCGCTTTACTTGCCTCTGGTATTTCAGCAGAAAAGAAGAGAGGAAGAATCTAATGACCCCACAAGAACAAGCAGACTACAAACGCCAATGGATGATGACTAATCCGTACGAAGTCAACTTTCATAGCGATCTTCATAGGAAGGCTATCGCTTGGTGTAAAGAAAACGTTGCGCCTGAATCATATGTTCTCCATAAGTGGTCTAGCGTATATATCCACACCATGTATTTCGAGAACAGCGCTGACGCAATAAACTTCAAAAAAAGTATAGTTTTTTAAAGAAAACGCTTTACTTTTGTTTTGATATCATCTATACTACATGTGTAAATTAAGTTGAGGACTATATTATGAAATACGCTAACAAAATTGGTTACAGTGACGTTAATCCTTATGAAGTTACTCGTGTAGTATCTGACAAGACTATTGAAGTTCGCCCTATGCGTGCCGAGCGCGATAAGTCTGTTGAGTTAGATTTCCGTGTAGGCGGTTTCTCTGCTCACTGCGCTAACCAAGATGACCAAAAGTGGTTCATTACCTCTATTGAAGATGCTCCTGTGATTCGTATTCGCCTTAACAAACACGGTGTCTGGAAAGATAAGCACGGTAGTCGTTACAGCCTTGCTGACGCTCCTCGTAAATTTTATGACTATAACTTCTAAGAGGGTTCGAAAAAAAATAAAAAAAAGTCAAAAAAGGTGTTTACTTTTGTTTTTGTAACAGTTATACTACATGTGTAAATTAAGTTGAGGTCTATATTATGAAAAATGAAATTTTGATTGAAGTGTTGAAAGAAGAGATCGCCCATACTGTTGCTGAAGCTCGTAAACATTTTACTAATAACTGGGCACACTATGGTGCTGTCGAGTATGTCCTCGAATCACTTGAAAACGACATCTATGAGCGTATCGAAGATCATAAAGATCGCGTTACTGCTTTGGACATGATCTTCACTAACGGTAAGAAATGGGTTAGTGAAGCGATTGATTCTGAACTTGATATGATTGTACTGTAAGGAGTAATATTATGAATAAGCAAGATTTCTTTGCATTGTTAGGCGCTTTTGATTGGACTTACGAGTACAGTGATGATCATAACGTTTGGAAAAAAGGCTCAAAGCATGAGTCTGAAATTAAAGAAGTTCTAAAACAACAGCCTGAACTTCAAGAGATGTATGATGCGTTCTACTCTTATATCTGGGTAGACAGAAACAATAAACCTAAATTAGAGGATTTTGTATGATTGCTAAAATAACACTATACTCTGTTTGTATCGCATTAATCGTTACCGCTACTGTTGAACGTGCTACAAACGGATACGTACCCACTCCATTACTTATGGCGGCTATGGTTTCTGTATTTACGTTGATGATAGATATAGGGCACTTGACTACTAACTGTAACAGTTACCTAAAGAAATTAAAAAACAACTAAGGAATAATATGAAAGTAGAATTGATTGAATCCGCTGGTGGAGATCTAAGCATTGTCAACTCGGCACGAGTTTCATTCGATAAAGAAAGCGAATACGTTGACGGTACTCTAGATGAACGAGACGCTAAGTTGGTAAACTATCTTGCCAAACACCAACACATGACTCCATTCCGACATAACTTTATCCAATTACGTTGTTCTGTACCGTTGTTTTTAGCTCGCCAGCTTATGAAGCACCAAGCAGGTTTAACGTGGAATGAAGTGAGTCGTAGATACGTTGATGATATTCCAGAGTTCCATTACCCTACAGAGTGGCGTAGTCGTCCAGATAAGAGTATTAAACAGGGTAGTGGTGGCGTACATGAGAAATCAGAAGCTTTTAAAGTCTCATACGAAGATATAGTTAATAAAGCTAAAGAGTTATATGAAACTATGGTCAACGAAGGTGTAGCACCAGAGATGGCTCGTATGGTATTGCCACAAAGTATGATGGTTGACTTTATTTGGACAGGTAACTTATTGGCGTTCTCTCATGTTTATAACCTACGAGCAGGAGAAGGCGCTCAAGAAGAAGCAAGGGAATTCGCTGAACTATTAGATAAAGCGATCGCACCAGTTTTCCCTGTGGGTTGGGAGTGTTTAAAAAACGTAAAATAGAGAGGTTATTATGGGGTTGATGGAAGAAATTTTGTTATCTGTTGTATTAATCGCATTAGTAGCCTATAATATTTGGCTAAAGGATATGAATAATGAGTGATCCAATTTTTGATTTAGAGCAACAAATTATGGAGTGTTGGAGTGTCATTGAAGATATCGACACCGTAACTGAATGGTTTATGGAAGACCCCAAATGGAAAGATATGGACGTTAAATTACAAGACGCCATGATGAACAAATACTTTAGTATCAAAGAGCTATACGAATTGAAGTTCGATAAGTTGTTTGCTAAATTCGAATTGGTATCTCAAGAATATCATAGGAAATCTAGAGAGTTTGAAGAGGCTGATTTTCCTATGAAATTAGATGGCTCTCGTGATAAGTTCTTTGATAATATGGTAAAGGTTCGTGAAAGTATAGATTCATCATCTCGGAGACTAAATGACGCCACTCCTGAAGAATGGGACTATGCCTTTAAAGCTGCGAAGGAATCTTGCTAATGAATATCATGGAAGAATTCGCTGGCGAATCTCCCGCATGCGAGTATCCTAAGATTTGTATCTGTACTGGCGATACTACATACTGGCGAGAAGTTCCTCTCGAGGATATCGATATTATACGAAAGATAGTATCGAGGACTAAAGTAACTGCTAAGGTAGCACCCATCAAAGAGCTAGTGTTAGATGAGCTACAATACGTTGCTGAAACGAAAGATGAGGAAGTTGGTTTATATGAGCGAGAGTGGAGATTTATTGTGGAAACTCTAGAGCAGAAAGCTTCTGCGAAGGGTACTCGTAATAAAGAAAGGATCTCAGACCTTGCTTATGATTTATCTAAGTACGTTAAGAAGGAAATGAAGTAATGGCGACGTATACTTATCGCTGTGACAAATGTGGTCATGAGTTTGACGCTGTTCAGCGAATGTCTGATGACCCGCTAAAAAAATGCCCCAAGTGTGAAGAAGAATCTCTTAAGAAGGTTATCACTGGTGGCGCTGGATTTCAATTGAAAGGAAAAGGATGGTTTAAAAGTGGCGGATACTAGAACAAATGAGTCAGAAGCGATTATAGGTTTGTGTCAAAGCATTAAGCAATGGCACCATGACCGCAACCTTATCGATGGCGCTGACGATAAAACGCAGTTTGCTAAACTCATTCAAGAGTGTGGTGAGTTAAGCGACAATATTTGTAAGGGTAAGGACATTCGAGATGACATTGGCGATATCGTAGTTGTATTACTTAATATAACCGAACGTGCTGGAGTCAGCTTGGAAGAGTGCTTAGAAGTTGCCTATAACGATATTAAAGATCGTAAGGGTAGAATGGTAGATGGCGTTTTTGTCAAAGAAGCTGACGATTTATAAAGTATAAATAGGTTTGTTAAAAAAACGTAAAATTATTATTCCGACTTAGCTCAGTTGGTAGAGCAAGGGACTGTTAATCCCTGGGTCGCTGGTTCGAGCCCAGCAGTCGGAGCCACTATATTATAGGAATTATATTATGATGTTACCAGATGTAATGTTTTATTTAAGAGAGCGTGACGAATCATTAGGTACAGAGAATCCATTTAAGTGGGTTTATAAAACGACTAATGATTTATTTTCAGGTAAGAAAGTGTTGATATTTGGACTTCCAGGAGCATTCACTCCCACTTGTTCAAATTCACAGCTACCCAATTATGAGAAGTTGTTTGAACAATTCCAAGCGAAAGGCATTGAAGAGGTTTGGTGTACTTCAGTAAATGATTCCTTTGTCATGTATCAATGGGCGAAAGCTCAGGGTATATCTAATGTAAAGATGCTCCCAGACGGGAACGGTGACTTCGCAGCAGCTATGGGAATGCTTGTTACTAAATCTAACTTAGGATTCGGTAAGCGTTCTTGGAGATATGCCGCTGTGGTTGATAATTTGGAAGTAGTTAATTTATTTGAAGAACGAGGTTTTATGGACAATTGTCCTACTGACCCATATGAAGTATCTGCTCCGGAATACGTTTTAGAAAATATCTAAAATAATAGCTTAGAATTAAGAGAGAAAACTATGGCTCAGTTTAACAATATCCGATCATTTTCTACAGAGATAGATTTCTCTGCCCCTGATAAATGGTACATGGAAGAATTCACTATAGGTGGACCGTTAGAATTTACAGTAAAGGATGTAGACAAAGAGACTAACTCTTCTGTTTACGTTCGCCTAATAGCTAACGGTACTCACATTCCAACCTTTGTTGGGATGAAACCTCGTGGGGATTCAGAACCATTTTTTAATTCATACAACAAAGTAAATATTGTAGAATTCTTCTACGATGGCGCTGACGTTTGGTATGTAATCCATAATGAACTTATGCCTGTGTATGCTTCTTACACTGAAGAGTTGAAGCCAGTTATTCGTCATACAGGAACAATAACTCAAGACGAAACTTGGGTGGCAACTGTAGTTCATATTATTGAGAATGACTTGGTTATCGAACAAGGTGTAACAGTTACTATAGAAGAAGGTGCTACTGTAGTCACTCCGATCTTAGATGGTGTTGCTAGCATCTCTGCAGGAGTGTAACTATGAGTGCGATTGCTCCATTTTCTACTTCTATTAGCCTGAAATCGCCACACCCTGTTTCTATGGGTGATTATATGGTGATGTCGCCGACAACGTTCACTCTAGTAGAACAAGATAAGTCTGTTAAGGGTAGCGTATATGTCCGATTGATCGGAGATGATATGCATACTCCGGAGTTCGTCGGGTTTAAACAGCACCCAAGGTCTTTCCCATACGATAAAGCGATGAATGCGGTAAACCTAGTCAAATTTACCTTTGATGGGTACGAAGCATACTATCAAATATTCGCGCCTAATAAAGAATTGGTGGATTCTTCTTCTATTGTAGTAGGCTCTACTTTGTCTGGAACTACAGTAAGTGTTGACACTACAGAGAAGTTTTCTGTTGACGAAACCGTTACTTTAGGTTATCTTGGACCAAGTGCTTCTTTCTCGGACATGACAGTTGCGGGATATATTACCAACAACTTCCTCCCTTCATATACGTATGTTGATCAGTTATACAATATGATTTTGTGGAAAGGTGGTAAGCTAGGAAGTTTATTGGCTCGCTACGAAAGAAATACTCCAGAGATCGGAGACGATTCCTACATTTGGATGATGTTCGAACTTAACGTTCCTTATGACTTTAGCGGTGGTGTTACGTTCTTAGATTCAGCATATGGTAGTTCTTATGACAGCCCTAGAATCTATCAAACTAACCTTGATATCGACCCGCAAGAGCGATATGTTATGATCTCTAGGGAAGTAGCTCAGCTTGGAGCCCTTGCGCTAGACCCTGTAACAAAACGTCACCAATATAGCTCGCATTCTATAGGTGAGATAACTAGCACTGGTACTGGTATAACAGGTACTTACTGGTTCGACAATGGCTGGAAGATGCTACGTTCTACTGATACTACCATATATGTTATCGATAATACTGGTGTTATGTCTGAACCGTATAAGTTCTCGGATACTGACACAGCTACTTATCCAGTGGCTAACCAAAACCCGACTACGCAGTCTATCCCTACTTTCATGCCTAATATGGTAAACGTTCAGTTTAACGGTAATGGTAAGAAACTTCAGTGGGCAACTACAGGTGTTGGTGGCGGTATTTGGGAAATAGAGTTGGCTCAATCCTATACGCTAAACTCTTATGTTGGTAGTCCTGTTCGCGTAGACAACCAACCTTGGCCAGCTAACTTCCACGTTGCTGGGTTTGACTATGATAATAATAGTCATTCTTGGGCTGTTGTTGGCGGTTGGATCGAAGATGGCTCGGAAGAGCAAGAAGGACGTGTATACATGTTTGAAATGGAATCAGGCACTTTTGCTGGTCTATCTGCTGTATAACGTTAAACACTGTGCGGGTGAAACTCCCGCACTTTTTTATTATTTAAACTAAGGAAATATGTATGAAACTCGGTGATATACTAAAAGCCGCCATGGAAGAAAAGAAAGCTAATGACGGCAAAGGTAAACTTTCTCAGAAACAACGTGTAGAAACTAAACAAAGTTTCAAAGGAAATGCGAACGTTGCTTCTAAGCGAATAGATCGAGGCGCTTCCCGAGGCGGTTAAAAAAGTTTAAAAAAAGCTTTACTTTTCATAATTAATGTTTTAGAATAACTGTAAATTGAGTTGTTATTAAAAGGTTATATTATGAAAAGAAATATTCTTTCTACAGTTATTGCTAGTTTGGTACTAACTGCTTGTGGTGAAGGGAATGCTCCTTCTGTAGCTTCCCTTTCTCCTGAACCTTCTCCTGATTTGTCTGCCCCTAAAGTTACGGTGTACGATGAGTTACGTGAAGTTATAGGAGATACCGATTCTTTGATGTTCCCGACATCTATTTACGATATCCCTGCTGATCCCAGCAACCCTATTACTCCAGAGAAGGTAGAACTGGGTAAATTTCTTTTCCACGAAACTGGTGCTACTAAAGGTAACACAGAGCTAGTCGACACTTGGTCTTGCGCCACATGTCACTCTGCTAAATTCGGATTCCGTGACGCTATTCGTCAAAGTATTGGTGAAGGTGGTTTAGGGTTCGGCGAGAATCGTGTTCTTGCTTATGATGGTATTGACTCTGACTCTCCTCCAATTTCTACTCCAACTTCTCTTAACTTGGCGTATCAAGAGGTGACTCTATGGAATGGTATGGCAGGTAATCAGATTGGTGGTGCTATTAATGGTGTATTGCCTGAAGAAGTATTAGCGCCAGAAGGTACTCCAAAAACCAATAACCTGTTCCAACTCGGTGGTGCTGAGACTCAGGTTCTATTCGCTAATGGTGCTCACCGTAAATCTCTCGGTTTAGCTGATGGTATTGTACGTACTAACGAAACGTATAATCATATGCTAGATCTAGCATTCCCCGAAGGTTACGACAACCAACTAGTAGCAGTAGCTAAAGCAATTGCTGCGTACGAGCGTACTAAACTCGCTACTGAAGCTCCTTTCCAAGCATGGTTGGCTGGAGATGATAGTGCTATGACCGAGCAACAAGCTGCTGGAGCTAAACTATTCTTCGGAGAAGCTGGTTGTTCAGGGTGTCACCAAGGACCAGCCCTAGCCACTGATGTAGGCTCTTCGGATGAAGATACGTTTATGGCTATCGGGTTTGCTGACCTAGATTACAATAACACTATTGTAGGCATGATCGATGATGCTACTCGTAAAGGACGTGGTGGGTTTACTGGTAACGATTGGGACAATTATCGCTTTAAAGTTCCTACGTTGTATAACTTAGCTGATGTCAATTTCTATGGTCACGGTGGTTCATTTACTAGCGTCCGCGAAGTTATTGAATATAAAAACGCAGCAATTCCCCAAGCGGATATTCCTGCTGAATACTTAGACTATAGATTCGTTCCGTTAAACCTTACAGAAGAACAGATTACAGACTTGACTGCGTTCGTAGAGGAAGCTCTTAGAGATCCTAATTTAGAGCGTTATCAACCTGCTGCGTTGCCTACTGGTAACTGTATAATTAATGCGGACGATCAGTCTAAGATAGATTTGGGATGTAATAATTAATACGTATAAATAATAAGGTTGTTATTTTATTATTATCATATATTCTATTTCTGATCTGCCTGATTCTTTTTAACCAAGTAACAAATCAAGACGAGGAAATTACGATGGAGATTATTATCGTAAGATACGTTCGTAATGATGACTTGGCAGAGCCTATGGTGAAGAGTTTTTGCTCTCCGTTTGCGGCTTATAAATTTACTCAAGATTTGGCGCTCGACCCGAGTGTTATTTCTATAGAATCCCACTGGGATGAAATAGAAGATTTTGGGGTGTACGCTTAGTAGTGAGGGGGAGGGGAAACTCTCCCCCATTTTTGATATAAATATATCATACCTAATATGGGGAATTAGCTCAGTTGGGAGAGCGCCTGCCTTGCACGCAGGAGGTCAGCGGTTCGACCCCGCTATTCTCCACCAATTTTATATCACAGCGAAATAAACGCTGTATATATACTAGTCCCAGTGTGGTGCGAAGGGTCTCATTCCCCTTATAAAATAACTGAATGAGTGGTGCCCAGAGGAAGGCAAGCGGTTTAGTTGTTCCCACAAAACAACAAGCGGATGAGAGTTCCGCCAATTCTTTTCAAAAAATACTTTACTTTCTTTTTAAATCATAGTAGACTTTCTCTATAATTATGGTGAGGGTGAAACTATGTTTATCAAATGGGTTAGAGTATTCGACGACGAAGGCAACAAAATCAAATACACCGACGAGTATGTCGGTTTCGAGCAGAAAAATTCAGAAGGGTATTGGCAAGGTGGCTGTTACTTATATGCCTATGACCCATCACATACAATAGCGGAAAGTTCTCCTAATCACCTAGACGAACGTGTACTGTATATCGGTGTAGCTGGTAGCAGTACTGCTCGAGGCTTGGTATCGCGAACTAGAGACTTTGCTGGGACGGTGTTAGTAGGGTATAAGCAGAAAAATCCTTATGCTAACGGAATCCTGTTCCGAGGCAAATATGGCGAGGAGAACCGTAAACACATCTATGCTGCCTACATGCCCATGGGGTTTGGTGAGGAAGTAAAGATTCCAGCGCATAACCAAGAGACGGCTCTAATCAAAGAGTACTGCGAAAACTATGGAAGACTTCCTCCTTGTGACGGTGACATCTGCCACGTACTTAATGTGTCAGAAATCGTAAAGGTTATGACGCCCAAGCAAAAAGAAAATGTTTTGAAAAAAATTCAAGAAATAACTTGACTTTTGTTTTCATTAGATATATAATGTATACATAACGTTGATGAATTGAGGAATATATTATGAGTATGAATAACGTTTTACAAATCGAAACTTCAGCTGTTGCTGGTGGTTGCCCATGGGGTATCGGTTCTTCGGTATCTTCTGACCTAACACCTAAACAGATGATGGAGAAGGCTGGAGTAGACTGGAGAGTCGAAAAAGTTCCTACATTCGTAGACTTCCGAGGTGAAAAAATACCTACTGGTAAAGAGGCTCTCGTACGCGACAGCGACGGTGCTGTGTTGACTCAAGTGGGTGGTAACTGGAATCCTTGCCAGAACGAAGAAGCATTTAACTTCTTTAATGAGTACTGCCTAGCAGGTGACATGGAAATGAACGCTGCTGGTTCGTTGAAAGGTGGCAAGATGGTTTGGGCTTTGGCTAAGATCAAAGAGTCGTTTGACGTTCTCGGTAAAGATCAAGTGGATAGCTACTTGTTGTTCTCTAATCCCCACGAGTATGGTAAGTCTATCGACATTCGCTTTACTCCTATTCGTGTGACCTGTATGAACACTTTAGCTTTAGCACTAAATACTAAAGCAGTATCTTCTGCTAAGATTAACCATCGTAAAGCCTTTGACCCTGAAGAAGTTAAAATCACTCTTGGTCTAGCTCACGAGAAGTTTGACAAGTTTAAAGAAATGTCTGAGTTACTATCTACTAAGCGTTTTAAAATGGATGATCTAATCACCTACTACAACGCTCTATTCCCTGCTGGCGGTGAAGTTAAAACCGTGAACGACTTAGCACCTAACGCTAAGAAAGCGTTCGAAGTGTTGGAGACTCAACCTGGAGCAGAATATGGTCGCGGTACTTGGTGGCAAGCTTTCAACTCGGTCACTTACTTGACTGACCACCAATTGGGTCGTTCTGCGGACTCTCGTATGACTTCGGCTTGGTATGGTTATAACCAAGGTCGTAAACAACGTGCTGCTGAGTTGGCGGTAGAAATGGCGGTTGCTGCGTAATGAAACGTTTAGTCGAGTTATTCCCAGAATTATCAGAACATCTCGACTCAGATAGGCTCTCTGCTATAGAGAGCCTATATCCTCATATAGCTAAGAAATTCGATCTACTCTACGGATACCAAGAGTTCAATAATTATATTGAGAACGATTTATGGTGTCACGAGTACACTCCAGAACGTCCTGTTAGGCAGGGATTTCCTCTTAACGTTCTTATAGAATTGGATGTTATTTTGCGAAGCCATATACGCCAATTCCCCTTTCTACAAAGTGAAACTGCTACTAGAGAAGCCGACCCATGGGCAGGCAACTGGCAACTTTCTAGAGATTTAGATTAAAAAATAACTTGACAATATATGAAATATGGGTTATAATATATCCTGTAACCTTGGGAGTATAGTATGGAAGAAATTAAATTCGGTAATTATGTGTGGCAAAAATACAAAGGTGACGAAGGTCAAGATGTATATGTCGCACAATTTATGATCAAAGACGAAGATGTAATTGGTCGCTATGTCGACGATTCCTCGTATGACATTCTAGTTGATAACGACGCAGATTTTTATCTACCACCAGAATGCGATATGGTACAAGAAGCAACTTGTAACCGTGAATGTATCGGGTGTATTGATGAGTCTCGTGTTGCGTTTAAATTCCGTAAAAACGTATTCAGCGCTGAAGAACAGCAAGGTGCGTTCGAAGGATTATATGGTGCTGCGGTAGAATCTAATAATCGCGGTATGGCTGCTGGTCCACGTTCCGAAACTCAGAACGTTGGTGGTGGTGAAGGTCGAGATTGGCTAACTCCGTTCCAAGCGGATATCTTAGACCACTACATTAAGAACCAACCACAGAATCTAGATGGCTCTGATCCAGTAGAAGAAATTATTACCAAGCATGCTATAAAGCAATATGAAACTCGTGGTTCAGTTTGGTTACGTAAAAAAGTAGAGAAAGAGTTCGGTGACTATCGCAACTTCTTCCCCAAAGCGATGGATAAGCTTGCTGAACTAAGTGTTAGTGAAGCTCGTGCCTATGCGTTGAAGTTACGTAAAGACTTCGTTTCTGATACCTCTTATGCTACTGCTATTTGGTCAGGTATCGCTGGTTTCTATGGTCGTTATCCTCGTATTCCATATGGTCGCGCAACAGCATTTACCGACCACAACCGTGAGACGTTCGAGAAGTGTTATCCCTTTGCGCGTAAACTAGATAAAGAGATGGCTCGATTACTCCCTAATCGTTATGCTGCTCAGAAAGCGTTTGCCGACCGTTTGGATAATCGTTTCCTTATTGGTGAAGATACTACGTTCACCACTATTACGGTAAACACTACCTCTGCCGACCGTAATGCTCGTATGGCGTGTCACCGCGATGCTGGCTCGTTGAACGAAGGTTTCTCTAACTTGACAGTAATTACTAAAGAAGGTAAAAACTGGAAAGGTGGCTACTTGGTTGCTCCGGAAGTTCGCGCTGCGATTAACGTTCGTCCTGGAGACCTTTTGCTAATCGACAATATGCGTGTCATTCACGGTAATACTCCTATTGAAGCACCAGATTCTGGTCCAGAGGATTTCCTTCGTATGTCGTTAGTATTCTATTTCCGTGAGGATATGGATAAGCTTGGCTCTTGGGAATACGAAACACTCCGTCGTCAGTTTGTTGATGATCGTCGCTTGAACAAAGACCACCCAGAGTGGCGTGAATATTGGAATGGCGTCTCTCCTAATATGTGGGATAGTGAAGAGTGGTACGAATACTGCCGAACTAATGGTGGTGAGGATATGTTGGCTGAGTATCATCCTGAAGCTTTGAAAGAAGTCGCCAGCCTCGAGGACTTTTTCTAATGTGTGGAGTACTTGGTGCTTCTATTCAAAACGTTACAGCTGCGGATCTAGACACGATTCGCAAGCTGTTTTATGAATCACAAATCAGAGGTAAACACGCTACTGGCGTGACTTACTATAAAGACGGTTCTCTAGTTACTATTAAAGAACCTACTTCGGCTGAAGAGTTTATTAAGTTACACGACCCTGCTGATTGGGTAGATGGCGATACTCTAACCTTTATCGGGCACTGTCGCTATAGCACTTCTGACTTACGTTACAATCAACCTATTGCGGACGATACGTTATCTTTGGTACATAATGGTGTTATTTCTCAAGAGCTCCCTGATAACTGGGAAAGCTTATACGGATTTAAAACCGAAACTAAGAACGATAGTGAGTTGTTGTTCCATACGTTGAAAGAAGGTCACGAACCTGAGTACTGGGAAGACGCATCTATTTCAGCAATTTGGTTGACGGATACGGGTAGTATAAGCTACAATAGAAATGGTAAACGTCCTTTATGGATCTATCAGTCTGCTCGTAGAATTATCCTTGCCAGTACTGAGGATGTATTGAAAAGATCTGGAATTACTTCGGGTGTATATAAGGTTTCTTTTGAAGGAAACGATTTACAGCCATAGGAGATTAAATTATGTATGATAAGAAAGACTTTACTTGGGGATATGAGATTGAATGGGGAGATATTCCTCGTGACATGGAAATTCCAGAACATTTAGGCGCATGGGAATATGCTGAAACGGATATTGTAAATATCCACGAACCTTATCAGTATGTTGCTTGCGACCCCATGGGTGTTGAACCTCCTATGGGCGGTGAGATTAATACCAAACCAACTGCTACTTGGCAAGAGCAAGTCGATCGAGTAATGGAGTTACACGACATGTTTGTTGATGCTGGGTATAATCCATCAGCTTCTGTGGTGAACCATGGTCACCTACACGTATTTGTCCCAGGAATAAAAGACGATATTAATGCTCTAAAGAAACTAATTGCTTACATTAAGGCTAACCAAGAAGAAACTATCGAAGCGTTGTATCAGTACCACGACTATCGTACTATCAAAGAGTGTAAAGGCGCGAAGCAATACCTCAAGTGGGATGGTGGTCGTCCTATGCCAGACTATATGTGTGATAATATTATTAACCTAGCCGAAGACTTTGACCACTTTATCAAACTCCACGCTGCTGGTAAAGATGGCGTTTCTATGGGACGTCCTTTCCGATTCGCGATTAATACTTACTGTATGAAGCATACTGGTACTATCGAGTTCCGTTGCTTCCGCTCTAGCACTAACCGTAAACAGATTGAAGACCAGTTTAAGTTCGCAGAAGCATTTATTGATGCTGCCCTTAATGATGGTCCAAGCGTTTCTGAAATCTTGGCTGCTTATGATTACGAATTCCCTCCGTTCGTTTGGAATCAACGCGAATATGCGGGTTGGAATAATACTAAGTATGATAAGTCAAGAGGTGATAAGAAACGTGAATTCCATGAAGTTGCGTAAAACAACAGCCGAGGAATTTATCTCGGCTATTTCTGATGATCCTGCAGATAAGTTCGCTAAGACTTTTGTAGCTAAAGCGAATATGCAGGATCAGTGGGAGTACTGTATTGGACTTTGGGAAGGTAATGAGTTGGCTGGGGCAATTATCACCACTCACTCTAAACGTTTGCCCAAGGTTGCTAACCTACAGCTGCTCCATACTTTCGCTAAACACCGTCGCAAAGGTGTTGCTAAAATACTCACAGAGGATTCTTTTAAAGCTGCCAAAGAAGCTGGTGTCAAATACTATCGCGTATCCTGTGAAGTTCCTGCCGTTCCTTTCTACGAGAAAATTGGCTTTGTAATGCTCGGTGAACAAAAGAGCAAATGCCAGTTGACTATGTGTAGAATCAACAATACTATTGAAGACAGCTGGTATGATATAGAAGATCCAGTCATCTATGGAGCCGTCCACAAAAAAGGTAAGGGTGGTTGTGTTAAAGTCTTTCTTGAACCAGAAGGTTTATCAAATTTCTTTTAAAAAGATGTTTACTTTTACGAAGAGGTGTAGTAGAATAAGTGTGTTGATGTTGATTAATTGAGGACTATATTATGAATTCATACCTATACGCTTTAGAGAATACCATTAACGGAAAGAAATACATTGGGGTAAAAACCGAACGAGGAAAGGATATTCGCGATTACGTTTCATCAAGCAATAACCCAGAACTAGAAAAGGCGTATAACGAGGGAGAAATCAACCGTTTAATTATTTTCAAAGGGGAAGAAGACGAAGCGAGAGCAGCAGAATATTTTGCGTTGAAGTACATGTTTGGTACTTTACCCCAAGAGAAGTTTTATAATTTATCATTTAATGCTAGTAAGGGTTCTGATATAGACACAAAACTAAAGGCTAAGATTGTAAACTATATTGACGGTAATCCTTTAGATGAAACCATAGACTTAGCTTCTTGTTCAAATACCATTGCCCGTAAAATTCGCGATTCAGTTAAAGCGGGTGAGTACATCACAACTTGGGTTGATATTAACAAGGTTTTAACTTACGGCAAGTCTCAAGTTAGACAAGAGCAGTACGGTAAAGTTCAGGAAATTGTAGGGAAGATAAAGTCCGACCCAGTTAAGGCTAAAGAGACAATGTCCGGAATAACGGTAGCAGTTATGAAAGACGGTAAGAACATTATTTTAGACGGAAACACTAGGTTACGGGCAGCAACTCTCGTTGGGTGGGAGAAGGTTCCTGCTATATACATAGACGTTGAAGAGTTTGGCGACCCTAAAAGACTTAGACGTACATTTAGCCTATACGGTTCATTTAGTAACGACCAAGACTTTGTAGTTACTTCACCGAATACTGCGGGTGATATCAGAGGTGTTATCTTAGAACTACTTGAAGAGAACGAAGAATATTTTGTTTACCCTATTAAAGACAAACGAGGTCAATCAGAACGCATAGAATATATTTGCGCTCAATTACACGGGTTACAAGGATTTAAGCCCAAGGTTCAAGCTAAAAATGCTATACAATCTATTATAGATCAAGATGAGATAACAAAGTATACCAACAAAAAACTTATTAAGAGAACTGATAACGAGGTTTTAAAATACGCAGTTCACAAATATGAACTTAATAACATCCCTTTTGTAAAAGCTAAGGTATCGAAGTATAAAGAAGTTGGTTGGTATGCGCTTCGTCACGAGAAAGAGCAAGCTAAGAAAAAACACACGAAACCAACTAAAGCCGCGATTGTACTTTACTATTCTTCAGTTGAAGAGTATATTAAAGCTACCCGAGAAGGTTGGGTTGAAGATATTATAGAGACAATAGAACACCACAACCTTCAAGATGATATTATTGTAGAAGTTCTCCCCGCCTTTGAAGATGCAGCATAATGGATTATAGATTACAAGAAAATAGACGAGAGTCTTTTATAAAATGGTACGCATGGTCGCTTCAATATAAAGATTGCGACCCTGCGGTTTGGATGACTAACTACCTTAATCAGAGATACGAGCACAACTCTGAACAGCGTTTGTGGTTCGCTTGGTTATATGGTAACACTTATTATCTACCCACTGCGTTTATTCTACTCAACGAGTTCCCTGACTTTGAGCTGGCGACTTATGATAGAATGAATGAGTGGAACACCGAGAACTATAAGCGCCTTCGCTATCAGAACGATACTAAATGGTCTAAAGGTCATCTACCTGATATGTTTAAATCTTACGCAGAGTTCGTAGGAGATAAAACACAGGAAGAGGCTCTTTCCGAGCATTATGGTGATACTGAAGAGCAAACGTTCGATAACCTATATGGTGTTATTAAGGATAAGTTCTACAAGTTCGGTCGATACTCTGCTTGGTTTTATCTACAGCACCTATACTCAACGTGTAACGTTCCCGCTGTACCTAGTACGCTATTGTTTAATGATTACTCTGGCAGTCGCTCGCATCGTAACGGTTTCTGTTTCGCTTTGGGTAAAGACGATTGGTATGATAAGAAACTAAGCGCATCAGAGTATGAATGGCTAGAGAGTCAAGCTAAAGAATTGTTGATTGAAATGCAAGATCGATTTAAAAGCTTGACTTCTGACATAAATCCGTATACAATGGAAACAGCTTTGTGTGCTTATAAGAAGGTCTATCGCATTCGAGACGGCAGATACCTTGGCTATTATAACGATCGTGTTGCTGAAGAGATTCGTCGCGTAGAGCAAGACTCTTGGGATGGTATAGAATGGCGTGTACTTTGGGACGCTCGTAACGAAACCTTGGATAAAGAACTGTCTGTTTCCAAGATGATAGATAAAGGTAAAATGAGCGCATTTGTTGATGAAGGAAAAATAGCCAGACTTGACTGGATGTTTAAAGAAGACAAAGAAGTCACTTTTGGACTTGAGGAATTTATGTAATGAAATTGATATATTTGATTGGACTTCCAGGGACGGGCAAGTCAACTGTTATGAAGTCTCTTATGAAAACACTTGGTGAGTTTACCCCAGAGCGTCCGATAGATCTACTGGACTCTCACGTGAACGGTAATATTCGCATTCTAGGTAAGTATGAAGAAGGTGAAACGTTCTCAGGAACAGACCGCCTTTCTATGGCAGTAGCACCTAAAGCGGTGGAGTACTTTAGCACAAAACCTAACGAGGTGGTCATAGGAGAAGGTGATAGGCTAAATAATAAACGTTTCTTTGATACTTTTGATGATAAGGTTATTATACATCTAACTGTATCGGATGAAGAACGACAACGAAGATATGCTGAACGTGGTTCCGATCAATCTGACAAATTTATCCAAACTGTCGCGACGAAGTGTAGAAATATCGTTGAAGAATATGGAGATAAAATGACGCTATTTGGCGAAGAGGAAGGCTGTATCGTTGAGATGCGTCACGAAACTCTAGAAGATACCGCAAATGTGGTTAACAAAATATTGGAGGTAATTTAAATGTCTTTAGATTGGATGCATACTTTATTAATCATGGTTATAACTATGCTTACAGCTTATGTTTTCTTTTTATCATATAGAATTAATAAGATTTGTTTACAACTTCGTACTGTAACCAGTGTTGTAAAAGCAGAGTTCTTCCATGGAGAACGTGATTATGATTACACTCACTTGAGTGACGATGAAGATGAATAAATGGGACGTTGCTCATATGGAAGCTGCGGAAGTTTACTCTAAGCTTTCTTCCGCTAAGAGGTTACAAGTTGGAGCGGTAATAGTTAAGGATAATCGTATTATTTCTATCGGGTATAACGGAATGCCTTCTGGTTGGGATAACGTTTGCGAGTTCGATAACTTTGTAACACGACCCGAAGTTCTACACGCAGAGACTAACGCAATCGCTAAGGTTGCTAAGAGCTCTGAATCCTGTGAAGGTTCTACTTTATACACCACACACCAACCCTGCCTTGATTGCGCTAAATTGATCTATCAGTCTGGTATAAACCGTGTTGTGTACAAGCATCCGTATCGTTGTAATGAAGGGGTATTTTTTCTAAACAAGTGTGGAGTTGAAGTAGAAAAACAATAGATGAAGATATTAATAATAGCACACGCTAGATCTGGCAGCACAAATTTAGCTAATGCTATTTGTAACCTTACTGGTGATACACTTTACTTTGAGCCGTTCAACTCCCAGAGAAGCCATAGAGAAGACAACTGGTTGAATTCTCCTCCGAAAGATATACCAGAAAATTGTGTAGTTAAGACGATAATTTTTCAAAATAAAACGTGGGTTAGAGAAAGAGCCAAAGATTTTGACCTTGTTATATTTCTTTCTAGGGCTAATATTAGAGAAGTCTTTATAAGTGCTCAGAATGCATATAACAAAAATAATTATCATGGTATATACATTAACGACGCAGAACCTACTGATGATATGATGAGGTTTGTTTCCATACAGTATAAAATGCTTACGCATATGAATATGCTTTTGAGTAAAGACTCTCTTGTGAATTCTCGCTTCGTTTGGTACGAAGATATTTTCTGTGAAGAAGTAGAACACTCTCTTTCCTCTATAAGGAATTTAGGTATAGATTGCTCGCAAGAAAAATTCACTAACGTTTGGAAGAAATGGTTATCTCCTAAAAAAAGATTGAGAATTATTTAAAAAAAGTGTTGACTTTTGTTTTCATAACAGTTATACTTCCTCTGTAAATTGAGTTGGAGTAGAGATTATGAAAGTTTATGTCGTTATGGGTAGTGAAGATGGTTACTGTGGAACTTATACTTCTAAGAAGAAAGCTGTAGCTTATGGTGTAGACTACATCTTGGCTGGTGGTGACGCTACTGTAGAAGGCATTGAAACCAACGTTTATGAGCATGGAATTTACATGTATGGACCAAACGGTTCTAACGTTGAAATTATTATTGACCAAACTCGCTAAGGATTATTATGGCTTTTATTCATGAAACCGTTGAGCTATTAGAGCTAGACGCTGTGACTCGTGATGATGGTGTTCGTCATTACGCTACTCCAAAGGGACATTTTCCCTCAATTACTACAACGCTAAGTATTCTCTCTAGAGACGTCATTGAAAAATGGAAAGCTCGTGTTGGTGAAGAAGAAGCCGCAAGGGTTTCTTATCGCGCTTCTGTTCGCGGTACAGCTGTACACGAAATTATTGAGAAATACATTGATAACGTAGAAGGATTTAAAGATGGTTACACACCTGATATTATTAACTCTTTTCTTGCTGTCAAGCCTATTCTCGATAATCGCATCGGGAGAGTATTTGCTCAAGAGGCACCGCTCTATTCTGCACATTTGGGTGTTGCTGGTCGCGTGGACTGTGTCGCTGAGTTTGATGGTAAGCGTTCTATTATAGATTTTAAAACCTCTAAGAAACCTAAACCAAAAGCTTGGATCACAAACTACTTTATGCAGGAAACTGCATATGCTATTATGTGGGAAGAGCGTACTGGTCAACCCATTGAGCAACTAGTGACTATTATCTCCGTAGATGGCGAGAATGAGCCACAGGTGTTTATAGAACACCGAGATAACTGGTCTGGTAAGCTTATCGAAACTATCAAGCAATACTATGAGGAGAATAATCTCGTTCATCCATCATTATAAATAGTACCATAATTAATTAAAAGGTACTTAAAATGATGCGGTTTTCAGGATTTATTGCTAAAGAAGAGAAGATGATTAACGAATCATCTGCTCCTTGGATGGGTGTAGAGCATTTACCTAATAACACTCACCAAGATCTTCGTAGATTTCTAGAGCTATTACTTAAATACGATCAACGTCATATTTACCTTAAAACCAAACACGACTATACCAAGTTAAGCAAGCGTTTGACTGTCAAAATAACTGACCCAGCTATTATGAAGAAGATCTCTACCGATAAAAGGTTTTCTGAATATAACCTAGTCAGGAATACTGAAGGGTTTGTGACAAACGCTATTGTAAACGTTGAGCTATATGCCTCTGCTGGTTTGCGTGGTTCTGGTCGTTTGAATAAAGTTGGTGATAAGAAAAACAACCCAACTAACGATCAACAAGAATCAGGTACTATCTATTACTTCCAACAAATGATGATGGGTAAGAAGCCGACTGTAGCAGAGATCAGTGCTAAGGTCGGTTTTGAATTTGACTCCGAATGGTATCATAACTTTGTTGAGCAGTGGGAAGCATTTTATGGACACTTCGGCAATATAGTAGGCGCTAAGATCTATCTTGACTCTGGTAAAAACGACTCTAACATTCTTATTGAAACAGCCAAGCGTTTGGGTCTAAAAGACTCTAAAGATAACTGGAACCCAGCAGACATTTGGGTTATGACCATTAGTAAACGAGAAATTGTAGCGCAAACCAAGAATATGGTAAGCTTGGCTGAGTTTAACTCTTGGTTGAGAGATAAGTTTATGAACCGTGAAATTATCGGTGTTTCTCTCAAGAAAGTTTCTAAAGGTAAGAAGGGCAAGTTCTCTATTGTTAATGAGAAGAAAAACGAATTGCCTCAAGTCGACCTAAGATTAAAGCGTGTACTGTTTACCGCATTCGGAGCAACTAACTTTATCTTTGAAACTACTGGTAATATCCAAGGGTTTAATATTCGAGTTGGCGCTAAAGCTAAGAAGGCTAAGACTGAAGCGGATATTAACATATTCTCGGAAGGACGTATGGCTGGGACTTCTGTACAGTTAGGTGCTGTGTCTGCTAAGATCGTACGAGCTGAAGCCGAAGCTAATGGTTTCGATATTACTGCTGATAAAAAAGCCATATTTGCTGACCCGTTGGGATATATTAACAAGACGTTGCCTAAGATCACTAGATTCTCTGAAGTGGTTTACATAGACAAGCCTATCCCTGACGATGAAATCGAACTTAAAATGTCAGCATATTTAACGTACTTCATGGCACTGTACTTGAGTTTCACTCCAGAACAATTGAAGAAATTTTACTATTCTGCAGCTAAGATGAACGACTTCTCATCTATACACTGTAAACTGTCATAGGATTCGCAATGAAATTTAGAGAATTTATTACCGAACAAAAAAACACTCACATGACTCATATTGAAGACAAGGTGATCTATGGTGGTGTTGACGGTACTCGCCAAGCTATTAATGCCTTGCGTTCACTACGCGATATGTTAGCTGGTAAGCATAAAGGTAAGATCTCTGTTAAGTGGGATGGAGCTCCTGCTATTTTCTGTGGTACTGATCCAAGTGACGGTAAGTTCTTTGTAGCGAAGAAAGGTATCTTTAACAAGAACCCAAAGGTGTTTAAGACAGAAGAAGATATTGACCTAGACGAGATGAGTCCTGCGCTAACGGCTAAAATGAAAGACGCTTTGAAGTATCTCCCTGAGTTGGGTATCAAAGGTGTCATTCAAGGGGACTTCTTGTTCAGCAAGTCTGACTTAACAACCAAAACTATTGACGGAACGAAATACGTAGTATTCCATCCTAACACAATCGCTTATGCTGTTCCTGTAGAACAAGCGAGCGAAATCCTATCTGCTAAAATCGGTATTGTATGGCACACCTCGTATAAGGGTAATTCTTTTGAAACTATGTCAGCGGACTATGGCGTAGATGTAAAGGCGTTAAAGAAATCTAAAAACGTTTGGTCTCAAGACGCTATGTTACAAGACGTTTCAAAGGCAACTATGACCGAGAAAGAAACTGCTGAGGTTACTTCTTTACTATCTCAAGCAGGTAAACTATTCAATAAAGTATCTGGTTCAACCTTGCGTCAACTAGAAGCTAACTCGGAATTGTCTAAACTAATAGAGCAATTCAACAACAAACACGTTCGTGAAGGTATCGTGATAAAAGATACTCGCAAACACGTTACAAATTTGATTAAATTTATTAATGATAAATACCAAAAGGAAATTGATAAGTTAAAGACAGAAAAGGGTAAGGCTGGCAAAGCTGCTAAACGAGATGCGGTTTTAGCTTTCTTTTCAGAGTCAAATAAGGTATCATTAGTCAATCTATTCGAGTTACAACGTGTTTTGGTTTTGGCTAAATTAAAACTTATAAATAAACTTAATGAACTTAAAAGTATTGAAACTTTCGTAAAAACTTCTAACGGTTACAAAGTAACTGGTGAAGAAGGTTACGTGGCTATCGATACTGTTGGTGGTGACGCGGTGAAACTGGTTGATCGTATGGAGTTCTCGTACAACAACTTTTCTCCCGATATATTAAAAGGCTGGGACTCTCCGAGTCGCGGCTGATGGGTTGAACCAAATTAAAAAGGAACTAACGATGGCAAAGCCATTATCATTCAAAGAATTTACAGTTACTGATCGCCCACAAGACGGTAACGAACAAGTAGAGACAGAAGCTCTTGATGTAACTCAACGTCGCAAGAGAGCTCAGATCATGAAGCGTAATAAAGCCAAGATTGCTATTGGTCGTCGTCGCGCAGAGCGAAAGATCGCTAACATGGAAAAACTCAAAAAGCGTGCACGCAAACATGCCCGTAACGAGATTCTTAAGAGACTCACTAAAGATATTCCTAAAGCAGAATTGTCAGTTGCCCGTAAAAAAGAACTGGAAAAGCGTTTAGAAAAACCTGTTGTACAAAAACGTATTGCTCGTTCTGCTAAGAAAATGTTACCTTCTATCCGTAAAGCTGAAATGGAAAGAAAACGTAATAAGAACAAAGGTGAGGCAAAATGATTAAGAATTTTAGTGATTATCTAGTAGAAGAACAACGCGAAGTATTCTTTACCTTTGGGCGTATGAATCCTCCTACTATCGGACACGGTAAAGTATTAGATACGCTTGCTTCTAAATCAGGCAAGAACGATTATAAAGTCTATGTTTCACAAACACAAGACGCTAAAAAGAATCCTCTTTCTTATTCTGACAAAGTAAAGGGCATTCGTAAAATGTTCCCTAAACACGCTCGTAACGTTATGGTAGATAAAAACGTTAAGACTGCTATTAATGCTATGGTCGCTCTTTATGACCAAGGCTATAAGCGTGTTACTATGGTTGTCGGCTCAGATCGAGTCACCGAATTCCAAACGTTATTGAACAAATATAATGGCGAAAAGGCTCGTCATGGGTTCTATAACTTCGAACGTATTTCAGTTATCTCTGCAGGAGAGCGCGACCCAGACGCTGATGGCGTTGAAGGTATGTCTGCTTCCAAACAGCGCGAGAATGCTTCTAACAACGATTTCGTAGCATTTAGTCAAGGCGTACCGAAGTCTATGTCAAACTCTGATGCGCGTAAACTATTTAACGATGTACGCAAAGGCATGGGTCTACAGGAAATGACTGAGTTCCGTAATCACCTTGAACTAAAGCCTGTTTCTGAAACAAGAGAGAAGTTTGTACAAGGCGAACTATTCTCTGTTGGCGATGAAGTAGTTATTAAAGAGAGCGACGAAGTAGGTGTTATCTCTACTCTCGGTGCCAACTACGTTATTGTTGAGACAGCCGAAGGTAAGAAA